TGAGTCAATGCCCACCATGCTCTTAGTAAATCTAACTTGGCACCATTTGCAAATCCAGATAAATTTTGTGCATCTGCATCTGCATCTACAATTAAATTAGTTGCAGTATCATTATCAAAGACTGCCTTTACTGTAACCACACCACCAGCTGCAGCTGCATTTACTGTGGTGTCTTTCAATATTGTTGTAACAAAAGCCATCCTCTAACTCCTTAAATCGACAACATTTCTTTTTCAAAATATCTCATAAGTTCTTTCTCTGGAACTCTATATTTCTTTGAGATATCAGAAATAGTTTTTTCAAAAGTATTTAGGAAATCTGAAGGTTTAGCATCCATTTTAACAAAAATATCGTCTACAGCATCTCTTAATTTAGGAGAAAGCTTCTTATACTCTTTAGATTTTCTGTGTTCATCTTTTTCTACAACTGTAGATTTATAGACTTCCTCAATCCTGTTCATTTTTTACGCTCATTGTGCTAACAAAAGTTCCTGCTAACTCTTTTCTTTTTGTTTCTAAAGCATCTCCAAGTTTTAATGATAATGCAGAATTAAATTCTGTTTCTGCACCAACATTATCACCATTAGATAATGCATCAACCATTTCTTTACTCATTATTTATCTCCTCCATTTTCAGTTGCTTTTGCTTGAGCTTTTGCTTGTTGAGCAGCACCCATTGCTTGAGCAGCTTGTGCTTTCTTCAATTCATCCTCTGGGTCTTCTTCACCTTTAAAAGCACCATAATCTTGAGCACTTACAGGAGCTCCACCAACTTCTGGATAACGAGTAACCCCATCTCCCTCTGGAGGCAAAGCGATACCACCATCCATTGGATCAGTATCAAGTTCTCTCTTAATTTGATCTCGCATTTCATCAATTTGAGTATCATTCATTCGTAATACATGCTTGAGAACATATTCCTTACTAAAGAATGTTCCAATATATGATTGAATTGAATCTAAGGTTTGAATACGATCATTAATAAGTTCAGCTTCTTTAAGTTCTGCAAAATGACCATCCTTCAAGAAATCATATTGGATATGTTCTTTCATAACATCCCAATCGTCTAAAGAAATTATACCCTTTAATAATAACTGAGTTTTTAACATGTCAGTAAATAGTGGTGTAAATTTCTTTCTAATCTTTTGAATAAATTTAGTAAACTTCAGTTCGTCCCTAGTAATATCAGTTGAGCGACCCATACTAAAACTATTTTCTGCTTCTAATCTTGAAATAGGAACATTAAGTGACCGATACAATTTCTGTCTGAAATATTCAATATCGTCAATCTCTCCTAAATTTTGACCACCAGCAAGAGTAGTAATTTCTGTACCTCTACCACCTTCACGCCGTGGAAGCCAAAAATCTTCTAACATACTCATTTGATTTCTATCATCTCGTATTTCACCAGTAGATGCATCATACACTAACTTGTTACGATAACGATTCATAACATCTTTAAGATACTGTTCTGCTTTTACTTTAGGTAAGTTACCAACATCAATGTAGAAAATGCGTCTTTCAGGCGCTCTTGATATACGATATATAACAAGTGCATCCTCAATCATACGCAATTGATTGACAGGTTTAATTGCCTTATGCAAATAAGACAAAACTTTCCCACCATTTTGATCAATTACACCAGACGGGCAATATGCAATCGCATCTGCTGCAATTTTTAAACCTTGATTTGCTCCACCGTATCCAGCAGAGAAAAGACCTTTTTCATTATAGATATAATACTCATCAATCTTTGTAATCATATCTACGCCGGTTTTAGCATCTTTATCTTTTTTAACCTGTCTAGCTTTCTTGATCTTAATAGGGTCAATATATCTTAGATCAATAATACCTCTTTTAGGATTTTTAGTGTCAATGACTTTATGATAGAAAACTCGACCATCAACATACCATCTACGCACAATATCATGACCCTTTTGATCCCATTCCAAAAGAGATAAAATTTTATCAAATTCTTTTCTAATTTCTCTTTTAATTTTATCTGGATATGGAAGTCTATCAGTCCTGAGAGTTACCGATTGTGATACCTCATCAGCTGTAACAGCTTCATTGATGATATCTTCAATTGCACTATCACATTCTGGTTGTTGTGCAATATCTCTATATCTACGAATTAAGTCTAGTTCTGTTTTTTCACGACCATCAGTATCTAAAACTTGACCAAAGAAGCCGCCACCAGCAACATCTATAGCGCCGTCATCAGGAGTTGGGGTGGTGAATACTTGTTCACCACCCGTTTCCTTTTTAGCCCGATTAATTGTAAAACCGAAAAGTTCAGCCATAATATTTAATTTCTCCCTACTCCTTTATTTAGTAGGTTTATAAATCCACTTATATAGAAATGCCAACAGTAATAGACGCTCCAGTTGTTTCAACTTCATTCGTTAAGAAATGTTGATATCTGAAATCTACTGTAAACTCTTCAACGGCAGTTGCTGCCTCAGTAGTAAGATCAATACTACTAATGGTCAACGGCCAAGCATTGATGAACTTATATTGTTTTAGAATTGTATCATCCTTATCTAACTGTGATACAGTCAAATCAGCACAGTATGCCAAACTATTAGATTCACCTTGACCTGTTGCAAGGTTGTTGATGGCGTTTGACCACTGTTCCATAGCGTTACGAATTGCAAAATCTGTATCGTTAAGGAATGTAACTTGCCAAGGATCAGTAAATTCTCTATCCCCTGCAAGAACTATTTGTCTTCCTCTGAAGGGAATTGCAATTTCGGTTAATGACTGACCTGGCAAACTAGTAGCTTTGCATAGAAAAGAAGCTTTTCTAATATCATAATTACTAATTCCAGGCAACTGAGGAACCAAAACTTCTACTTTAAATTGGTTAGCTCTGGCACCGCCACCAATAAGTTGGGCTCTAAATTGATCTATTGTTCCAACCATTTGTATTTACCTCCTAAAAATTACCAATTACTTCACTGAACTCAACACCTGTGCGAACTGCAACAAAGTTAAGCGAGATGAAGTTAATTGATCTTGCTGGTTTAATATAGATATCTGCAATAAATTCGTTTCGGTCAATGACTTCGCCTGTGTTATTGGTGCCATCAGCAACAACTTGGAAATCAGTAATACCTCTACGACCCTGCACATCCCGCAAGAAGGGTTCAACCAAGTTACGGAACTGAGCCCGTGTAAACTCATCGTTGAACTCAAAGAGTTGGAATTTAGCAGCAGTGGCAATTGCCTTCTCAAGAACAAGGAACAAACGGCGCACGTTAATGCGATCAAATGCACTTGGTTTTGTGAGAGCAGTTTTGTCACCAAAGAGAACTACACCTTGGCCAGGGAAGTCAACTACTGGGTTGATCCGAGCCTTGTAGAGAATATCTCTTTCTGCCTGTTGTGGATTATATGCAAGTTTAATTGCACCACGAATGTTACCACGGTTATAACCACCTGGCGAGAACCACGGATCAGCAACACTGTCTGTGAATGCACAAAGACCAGCGATGTCACCGTTCAAAGGAACATAACGATATACATCATTGTACTTGTCGTACATATATTTGTATCCACTGTCATAAACCACATAAGAGGATGATGGTAGTGTATCAAAAGAGTTTTTGACGTTCACTGTTTGTGTATTTGAACTTTGAACATTTACAACTGACTCACGAGCAGGTGAAATAAACGCAACGCAATCTTTGCGTAGTTCAGCAAGATCAGTAATCATTGTTCCATGTGTATCAAATTCATCACCGGCAGTACCAAAAGAACTTCCTGTAACTGTAACGGAAGGACCACCCAGAATAAAGTTAATGTCATGGAGTTCAGCATTAGCAAACAAGTCATATGCAGTTCTCTTTTCGCCAAGTGAAACTGCATAATCATCTGTTCCGCCTGTAAGACTGTCTAATGTTGGTGCATCAACAGCAGTGAATGAACCAGCATCTGTATTCAAGATGATGTTTTCTCCATCAGTTTCATCAATGATGTTATCACCTTCATCTGATCCAGTTGCATCGGTTCCGTTCAAAATAACGGCATTTGACGCATCAAGGTCTGTTCCCCAGTT